CCTTTGAAAATGGGGCGACAAGTGCTCCTGTAGATCCACTCGTAGGATCCACTCGTCCAATTGTTAAATCGACCTCTCTTATTACAATGCCAGGAGATGCTAAGTTTAATGGCATCTTTTTACTCTCCGAGTCTCAGAATTATACTAAAAATATTTATCAATATGTCTATTTACATGTAGTCCCACATGTATGAACGATCTCCATATTCATCTAAGTTCCACCTATCACCATCTCTATCAACAAAACTACCATCATCAAACCCATCAGATACAAAACCAAATGGAGCCATATCTTGTTCTATCTGATTTTTCTGCTCTTCATATATTCTTTTACGAATGTCATTATCAGACATCTCTTTAAAATAATCTTGTGCAACTAACCAAGCAAATATAACAAGACACATAGCAAGGTCATCATTACATCCTTCCTCTGCTTCAAATGAATTATGCTTTTGTGCAAATGTAGTTAGTTCTGAAATTATATCATAATCCCAAGTAAGGAGTTTATCATCCTCCATCATAGTCTTAAGATTAGAGCATCCCAACTTCTTAACTGCAGATGTCATTCTTACACCAAGTTGAGTTTTCTTACCAGAAAAACCTTGTCCAACTATTTGACCTGCTCTACCTCTCATAGATGCCATTAAGACATTCTCATACTCAAGATCATATTGAAGAATACTTGCAACCTGATCACCTATATCATTCACTTCTATTAATAGATATGCCTGATTATATCCTTTTGCCACATCCAAAATAATATTTGGGAACAGCATAGGTTTGATTTCATTATTCCTATACTTAGCAACTACTCTATAAGGAAACTCTGTTGTATCAAAAACTATGAAAGCAGAATAATCATTACCAAGTCCTCTTGCAACGTCAACTGTAATTATGTAATTATGTTCTGGTTTTGGTTCTTCGTAAATATCAAGTCCAGCATTTTTAGTCTTTGGTGGTTCAAATACTAAGTTTTTAAGTTTTGCTGCATTAATAAGAGTATTAACAGATCCTAAAAATTCACACTCGAACTCAATCTTAAACTGTTGTTCTGATGTGTTTGCAATTGTTGATTCTTTCCATGCATCATCTCTACCAGGAACTTCACTCCAATGAACATCAGTAGGGACATATTCACTTTTATTTCTTTCAGCATCATGCCACATACGATAAAAGTGATTCATACCCCTTGGGGTTGAAACAATAATTACTTTTGTGCTTTGTCCAGACGTAATAGTAGGATAAACAGAGGCAAAGAAGTCGTCAGCAATGTGATTCGGGATGAAAGCGAACTCGTCAAGAAAGATGACATTATAGGATCCACCTCGGACAGCAGATGAAGAAGTAGAGTTTGCCGATATTTTTGATCCATTTTCTAATTCAAGTGATCCTTTATTCCAAGATATTATACCTTGTTGCATCCATCGAGGCAAATTTTCATATGCAAGTTGCAATCTGCCAAGTAAATCTCTAGCTGTGGATGCTTTGTTTGCCAGAACAGCAATATTGACATTATCATTGAAAACCGCATAATGTAATAAGTATGATATACAAGTTGTAGATTTACCTGTCTGACGAGGCATCTTACAAATATTGAATCTATTCTTATGGAATCTATCGATTAACTTCTCTTGGAAGTCGTACATATTAAAAGGTACTAATCCCTCATCAAGAGAAACAATCTTTATATAATTTCTAGTAAAATATATTGGATCTTCTTTACACTTTAAAAATTCTCGAATATTTTCTTCCGAGAATTCTATAGGAGTATTCGCCTTCTTCAGGTTGGGATTACCTAAGTATACCTCTTGCTGACTCATAATATAAAATTAAATTATTAGTTTGCGTATCCTACAGATGAACCTAAAACGGAAGCGTTTGCAGCAAAAATTGCTTCAGTTGGTTTTTTCTCTACAAACTCAACAGTGTTACCTGGCATTGTAAATGTTCCAATTGTAGTAGATCCTCCAACTTCATCAATAACGGTTACTAATCTTGCAGTACCGCCATTATTACAAAGACGAACCACTGTTGCACTACCAAATGTAGAAGCATTTGCAGCGTCAGTACCACATGCTGCTTGAGACCCTTTAATATTAGTGATCATGATTTTTTAATGTCCTGTATTTGTATTTATTAACTCACTTCTCCAATTAGAAGGATCAAGTGGTTTTGTCTTAATTATATCTATAGTTTCTATTTCATTAAACTGTATACCATCAGTATAAGTTTCTACGTTTACTCCACCTTGTACTTCTTCAGTTACACCACTTCTTGTATCTCCACCTATTTTTGTTTTTCTCCCTTGGTTCAGTAGTCTATCAACTGTTGGTGACAAAAACTTTTTCGCCAAATATGGAAGTGCAAGAAGTCCTGCTAATAATCTCTTCTTTCCTTCATCAAGTGTAGTTTCTTCTTCTATTTTAAATTCAGATCTCCAATCAGAATATTGTTCAGTCTTTAATTTTGTGGTAAGACCTTGTAATGTTTTTACTAAAGCATTCTTACCAGTAGTTTTTAAAAAATCTGGTAAATTTTTATTATTATTTACTAAACTTTTAATATCAATCTTTCCAGTTTTCCCAAAATCTTCGACAGAGTTTTTAAATTTCTTGACCTGTTTACTCTTGTTTAATGTATCACCAAATTCACTTGCATTCTTTGTAATTATATCACTATAAGATTTCTTCTTATCTTCTTTAATCAAATCACCATCAGCAGTAACTTTATGTCCAGCAGGTATAGATTTACACTTACCAGATGTTCTACAGTAGTATTCTCCTTTAGGGCAACTCATAGCAATTACTATTCTTCCTTATTATTTAGAATCTCTTGTTTCAGCATCTTTTGAAGTTCTGATGTACTACCAACAAAAACAGCATTATTAGTAACAGTACTTGGACCTTTAGGTTTATCTTCATCCAAATCTTTCATCTTCTTTTGAAGATCTGCTAATTTATCAGTAATATCTGCAGTTGATTTTAATACTTGTCCAGCAACTTCATATGCTCTTGGACTCGCACTTTCACCAGCAAGTTCCATAACTCCATTTAAAGTTTCTTGCCCCTTTTCAATTAATGAATATAACTGTGCTCTTGCATACTTATAATCTTGTTCAGCCTCGTTAGTAACATCAGTTAATTTATCTTTTCTTCGGACACAACCACCTTCATTAACTTGCTGAACTTCTATTTCAGTATTAAATGCATCATTCAAATCGTCATAATTATCTTTCATGATTAAATATCTATCTTACGAGTTGGACTGAATTCTTTACCGTCACCAAAGAAAGTTGAAGTTTCAGTGAACCCAAAATCATCTCCCAATGGAATTAGTGGATCATCTGCTTCATCAATTACTTTATCATCATTATAATCTTTTTTCGCTTTAGCAGCAACGGTATACCTCATTTCACGAGATGCTGTTCTTGTATCAGTATCAGTATAGTAATCCAATTGAACCTTACGAATAAGTCCATCTGTAGTATCTGCAATAGGACCAAACATATAAGTCTTAGCAGTAAAAGTAAGAGTGTAAATTAATGCTCTTCTGGTTTCAAAATTTCCTTCATAATCATCAGTAAATTCTATATTATCAAGAACGATTGGAACATCTCTTTTTTCACCAATAGATTTTGCTAAATCTATTGATAAAGTAAATCCTGGTTGAAAAAATGGTAATACCTGCTCAATTATTTGTAGCGAATCATCCTGCAATTTAGTAAGGATATTTAATTCAAATCCCAAATTATATGGGACTGGCATAAAAACTTTCTTATAATTTTTACCATCTTTTGCTTTAAATGTTTGTGTTACACCAGCCTTTCTACTTGGATCATATGAAATATTATTAACTTCAAAAGACATTCTTGGAAGTTCTATTTGAACTGCCCTATTCAAGTCTGGTTGTTGTTCCAATCTTGCTAAAAACTTTTGTCGTGGTCCATATGATATAGGAACCTTTATATCATTAAGATCCTTCCCAGAAGCATCTTGATGTCTAACATGAACATCATTAAACAGTGTACCGAAAGCAATAACGGTTTTTCTTATTATCTCGTGATAAAAATAAGTTCCTAACATCAATAATTACCAAATGGATTTGTTTCAGTGAAGTCTAAAATATCGTCTCCAAGTCCTTCAAACTCATCACCAGTGTTATATTTATCGTCAATATCTTCTTGCTTAAATATAGCAACACTATATTCAGCACCAGATTCTTTACCAATTATAGATTCTCCTGTACGGAATCCAGCAATAGTCGAACCTATACCAACATTGGAAATCTTAAGTATAAGGGTATCTCTATCCCAAGATTTAACTATTGCTTGTGTCTTAGAAAGAGAACCTTCAATTGTTTCATTAAATATATAAGTTCCAATACCGACCATAGATTCTGGATCAGCAATTGTTACTGTTGGTGCTACAGAATATCCAATTCCTGGATTCTCTACGTATATACTTCTAACAATCCTGTCTGATCCAGATAGTCCAAGAGATGTTATTCCAGTTGCTCTGGTTCCTGCACCTGGAGCCTCTATTGTTACTGTTGGTGCAGTTCCATATCCAACACCACCATCATTAACACTAAATCTTATAGCACCATTATATACAGTTTCAATAGAACAAGTAGCTGCTGCACCTGCACCACCTCCACCACTAATAGTAATAGATGGTGTCATAGTATAACCAGCACCAGCACTTGTTAGTAAAATCTTCTCAATTGATGTAATATTTGCTCTAGTTGTCAAAAGTCCAACTGCTCTTGCAGTATCTCCTGTAGGGGATTCTGTAAATGTAATTATTGGATTTGCTGTAAATCCATAACCATCATTATTCAAAAATACTTCTCTTACATATCCAATACCTATTGTGGATGTTGCTAATGCAGTTCTACCAACACCAACTAATTGTAGTTCTTGAATATATCCTTCATCTTCTACTTGAGTATCAATAGCCTCAATAGAAGTATCAATAACCTCATCCTCATATTCAAAGAGTTCACATTTCAGTTCATAAACATAATTCTTACCTAATTGATAAAAAGGATTCTCATGCTCTACAAACTTAACTTCAAATAATCTTTGTCCTAATGGAAAAAATATTAGATCTCCTTCTCTTGGTCTGGATGATAATAGATAATCATCAGCAGACATAAATGGTGCTATAAAATCCTCAAAT